ATAGCATTTGCAGAACATCCATTTGTAAGTAGTAAAGGAGTGCCAGTAACGGCAAGGTAGATGAAACAAGATTGGGTAATATTCTTAATATGTGCTTTTTTAAGTTTATTATTTATGATTATTTTTGCACAAAATTCTTGGTCAGCTGATTGGAATGAAAAACCTGTAATGTGTGCTAGTCATGAGGAAACATTTAACTTAATAGAAGAAAAAGGCGAAAAACTTATGTGGAGTGCGGTTCAATTTACAAAGGTAAAAGGACCAAACAATACTTACAGAGAAAATCCAGAGATGCTAGTTTCTGCTTACTATTTAAATATTAATACTAGAACATATACGGTGTTAGAATATCACCCTAAATACCTAGTTTATTGTGTAACTAGCTGGGGAACCGATGTTTTATTACCACAAGAAATTGACCCAAATACATACTACAGACCAGATAGAGGTGTGTTTCAATGAGAAAAAATAATTTTTTTGCATTATGTCTGTTGATAAGTTTTATGCTTATGGGATTTTCTATCAACTATACTTTTGCTGAAACGAATACCGTGTCTAGCACGGTGGTGACAAACTCGACCCCTCCTACGGCAAATGCACCTTCTATAATAAATTCTAACAGCGATATATGTAAGGTGGGAGTTGGAGCTAGTGTGCAAAATAATATTGTTGGACTAGCTAGTGGTATTGTCATTGATGATGAACTATGTCAAAAATTAAAACTTTCTAGAAGTTTATATGCTTATGGAATGAAAGTTGCTGCGGTGTCTGTTTTATGCCAAGACCCTAGAGTTTTTGATGCAATGATGGATTCTCAAACTCCGTGCCCTACAAGAGGCGGCATAGGTGCAGACGCACAAACATACTGGGCTAACAATCCCTCTGAAATCCCAGACGGAAGTAAATACAAACCAGAATACATAAAAGCACAAACAGAAGAAAAACCTACAGGAGATAATGATGCTCTTAAGAATTTTGGTCTTATGGCTCTTTCTATGCTACTCTTACTCTAAAGCTGATATATGTTTACCAAATACTGAGGGTCTTTGTGAGCCAGGAGTAAATATTACAGAGGATGTGCAAGTAGAAATAACTGAAGAGGATTTAGGCACAGAAATAGTAACTACAACTACGACTACAACTACAACAACCACACAAACTGTAACAAACGAAGACTCTGGTGATATACTAGATGGTGGTAGTGGTTATGTATCTACATCTAAAGAAGGTGACATGGATACAGATTGGGGAGGTCAAGGACCTGCTAATATGCCAAGCGGTAATAATTGTTACGCATTAGGCTCTGATAAATGTGCACAGATTACTGGCAGTGGTAATTCTACATCTACTATGGGTGTCTCTGGCATGGGGACAACTTTTATACAGACTGTAGATATCTCAGATTTAAACATACAAAAAGGCGGAGAGGTAAGATACTCAATTGAGGTCGACAAGAGGGATGCTCAAGATAGAATATATATGCACATTACAGGACTTAACGGTTCTAACCAAGTCTTTGCAGGCACTGACATCCTGTCTGAAACTGGCGTTGCATCAGGTTACCAGTCATACGATGGGTCTTTCGATTTCGGTGGTATTTTAAATAAACTAACAATAGAGATTGGTGGCAGAGATATCAATCTTGCCATAGGACCACTGTTTGATGATGTGACTGTTAATGTGTTTTACAATGTAATAAGCACAATTATAGAACAGCAGATAACAACTGTAGAACAAATTTATTATTTAAACATTTTTGACCCTACAGAGTTAGAGTTTGCAGAAGAAGTTTTTGAATTTAACGATATTAGTTTTGATGATGGTGATATAGATTTTACACCAATAGAAGCACCAACAGAAGAAGTAACTTACGAAACTGTTGAGTTAGAAATACAAGAGTTTGAAATAAATTTTGAAATAGATTTACCACAAACTGAGATAGCTACTGTTGAAGTTCAAGCAGAAATAGAAATAGAATTAGAACTAGAAATGGAAATGGAGTTAGATTTACCTGAACCAGAGGTAGAGGAAACTATAGAAGTCGCTAAAGTAGAAGAGTCTGTAGATGAACAACCAACAGAAGAAACAACCGAACCCGATAGCGAAACTACTGAGGAATCCGCTGTGGAGCCAGAAGATAGTACAGAGCAAGAAGAGGTACAACAGGAAGAAGTTGAAAAACCTGAAAAACCTGTAAAAGAACCATCTGCAAAAGAAAAAGCTGCAACAAAAATAGTAAAAAAGATTGACGATAAAGCCAGATATGATGAGTCAAATCAAATGAAAACACTAATTGTCATGCAGATATTAGGTAATACAAAAAATTTTTTTGATACTCAGTCAACGATACAAGATACAAATGTAAACGAGTATTTAAACAAAACATTAGAAGATAACTATGGTGTGTTATTTGATATAGCACAGGGACAAACAATGGAGGAAATGATAAATGCCCAGTATTGAGTATAGCGGAATGAAGGTATCTGGAGGGAAGGCGTTTGCCATCCTTACTTTATTAGGTGCACTAGGTTCTGGTGCGTGGGCGGTTTTTAATTTTTATTCAGATTATCTTTCAATGAAAGAAAAAATTTTATTATACACTGAACCTGACCTTTCAGGTTTTGATAAGAGAATTGACCTTGTAAACCAAGAGGTAGAGGCAGTAAGAAATGAATTAGACTTAATATTAGATGAGGTAAATTTAGTTGCATCTACAGCAAAAGAATTAAAAGATGATTTAAAAGCTGATTTGCGTCAAATGGAAGGTGATATTAGACATATTACAGAAATAGTAAATGACGTAGAAGACAGACAAAAAGAGGATAATAGAGAGCTTTTAGATGAGCTTAAAATTATGGAAGAAAATTTAGATTTAAAAATTAACAAAGCATTAAACAATCCACTAAGTGGTATGTCGGCTAAAAATAAATAGGAGAAAATATGGCTTCAACATTTACAACTAGGTTAAGATTAGAAAAACAAGCCACTGGTGAAAACGCTAACACTTGGGGTGACAAAACTAATGTTAACTTTGATTTAATAGATGAATCAATAAACGGTTATGCATCAAAAAGCGTTGCTGGTTCATCTGACGTTACATTAACAAATAGTAACGCAACTGCTGATGAATCTAGACAAAAAGTATTAGAATTTACTGGCACACTATCTGGTGACATAAATGTATTATTACCAACAGTAGAGTCAAACTACATAGTTTTTAATAATACAGCTGGAAGTCAAACACTAACAGTGGCAACCACAGGAAATACAGGAACAGGGACTGCAGTAGTGCAAGGTTCTCATGCATTGATGTATAGTAACGGCACTTTTGTAAAAGATGTTTTTGCTACAGGAATTAATAACCTTGTTTGTAAAGGCACATTAAATGTTGCTGGTGCTGTAAATTTAGATGGTGGTAATGTAACAATTAATGAAAGTTCAGCAGACGTAGATTTTAGAGTAGAATCTAATGGTAACACACACGCCTTATTTGTAGATGGCGGTAACGATAGAGTTGGTGTTTTAAATTCAAGCCCTAGTGTTGCTTTAGATGTAACAGGAGCTATTACAGCATCTACTACTATCACGGGTAATTTATTTAGCGGCTCTGGTCAAGATATCAAAGATACAGTTCCTGCTGGCGGTATTATCATGGCAGGATTTGCAGCAGAGCCAACTAAGTCAGATAGCTCCACAAAAAGATATTTATTATGTAATGCACAAGCTGTGAGTCGTACTACATATTCTGCACTATTTACTGCAATAGGTACAACTTACGGAACAGGCGATGGTTCATCTACTTTTAATTTACCTGATTTACAAGGTAGAGCACCAATAGGTTCTGGTTCTGGTTCTGGATTATCTTCTAGAAGTTTAGGTGCAACAGGTGGTTTTGAAACAATGCAAAGCGGCAGTAATATTGGCTCTGGTAGTAATTTTAGTAATGCGTTAATGCAACCATTCACAGTAGTAAACTTCTTCATAGCAACAGGATTATAATGCCGTACCAAAAAGTACAGTTTGCACCTGGTTTTGATAAACAAAATACTGAGATTACATCTAAGGGTAAGTGGATAGATGGTGATAAAGTTAGGTTTAGATATGGATATCCTGAAAAAATAGGTGGTTGGGAAAAAGTATCCACCACCACTTTTATAGGTGTAGCAAGAGCACAGCTAGCTTGGAACTCTTTAGATGGAACTGCCTATGATATGTTTGGCACACACAAAAAATTATATGTTTACAATGAGGGTGATTTTTTTGATGCAACACCCACAAGATTACAAGCAGATATTACAAGTTGTTTTACCACATCTAGTGGCTCATCAATAATCACTGTAACCCATGCATCTCATGGAGCCAGTGAGGGTGATTATGTTACTATATCTAGCACTAGTGCAACAATTGGTGGTATAGCTGCATCCACAGTAGATGGTGAGTACGAGATTATATCAGTGCCAACACTAAACACTTATACTATAGATGTTGGAACAAACGCTTCATCATCTGTTTCTACTACAGGAAACTGCACAGCACAGTATGAAATTACAGCTGGTAGGGATAGGGCTTTATCTGGTTACGGATGGGGTACAGGAACTTGGAACTCTGGTCAGGCTTGGGATAGTCCGAACACATCTGCATCTGTTACCATATCACTTCGCTCGTGGGCGTTAGACAATTGGGGAGAAGATATACTAGCATTAGATGTTGATGGCGGATTATTTATATGGGACACTTCTGGTGGCATAGCAACTGCATCAAACGTAGCTAGTGCAGTATCAAATGCACCAACAAAAACAAAATTTATGATTGTCTCTAATCCAGACAGACACGTTATTTGTTTAGGAACAGAAGAAACAATAGGTAGCCCAGCCACACAAGACCCTATGTTTATTCGATGGTCCTCACAAGATGATGAAACAGATTGGACACCAACAGCAACAAATTCATCTGGTTCACAGAGAATAGTGGGTGGTAGTGAAATAGTTACAGCAGTAAGAACTAGAGGACAAATATTAATTCTTACAGATACAGCAGCACATGGTATGTCATTTATCGGTGCACCATTTGTCTTTGGTTTCCAGCAACTCGGTTCAAACTGTGGTGCAATAAGTCCACACTGCATGATTGATGTAGGTGGTGTAGCATACTGGATGAGTTCTGATGCATTTTTTGTTTTTGACGGAACTGTAAGAAAATTACCATGTTCTGTAGAGGACTTTGTTTTTGACAATATAGATACAACACAATACGAACAAGTATGGACTGGGTCTAACTCAGCGTACGGTGAAGTGTGGTGGTTCTATTGTTCTAAAGAATCTAATCAAATAGACAGATATGTTATATACAATTATCAAGAGGGCTTGTGGTACACAGGTAGTTTAGATAGAAGCACATGGATAGACTCAGGCACATACCCACTACCATATGCAACAAAGTATGATGGCTCTGCTAATACCACACTATTTATTCACGAAAGTGGTAAAAATGATGACGGTGCTACAATGACATCATTTATAGAGAGTGGAGACTTTGACATTGGCGATGGTGAGGATATTATGTTTATAAATAAAGTGATACCAGATTTTAAAGACCAAGTAGGTAATGTTAATGTAAGTCTAAAATCTAGATACTTTCCGTCTGAAACCCAGACTGTAAAGGGTCCTTTTTTCTACTCACCAACCAGCACAAAAATAAATACTAGAACAAGAGGTAGACAGGTAGCTGTAAGATTAGAGAGTAATGGTTTTAATAATGTGACAAACGATGCACTAGATGAAGATTGGAGATTAGGTACAGTGAGATATGAAGTACAAGCGGATGGTAAAAGATGAGTAAAATTACAAACGTAAGACTGCCCTCTCCCTCACAAGAATATAATGTGCAACAACAAAACGAATTAGTTAGAGCAATTGAAACTATAGTTTTAACACTAAATACTAGTTACACAGCAGAAGAAAACAAAGTTGTAATGGAAAGATTTATGTTTTTTATGGGTGGCGATTAATGTCAACTAATACATACACAAATGCAAAAGTTAAATTAAGAGGCACACAGAGTATATACACAGCTCCAACAGCTGGTATATCTATTATTAAATCTATAAGAGTAACTAACAAAGATGAGTCCACAGACAGAACAGTGTCATTTTTTATTACTGATTCTAGCTCTGTAGATTTTCAGATAGAAATGAACAGAACAATACAAAAGAAGTCATCGCAAGAAATATTAGCGTCTGGTAATTTAGACCAAAATTCTGCAGACTCT